TTTTACCCTGAGCACGCCCACAAGTGAGTCGGGATTGGATTCAGCTGTAAAAAAGTCCAGTGGATCAATTACATTGGTTCCGGGTCGAAGAACGTAAAAGCGACCTGTTGATGTTCCAATAACAAAGAAGCCATTAATACTCGTAACACTTATTGGTATAAAGCGTGGTTCAGGAATGTTTACTTTGACGATGGCATCACCAGTATAGACCCAAAAGCCTGAACTGGTGACCATACCAATCTTCTCGTTACTCGCCGCAAACTGGGTTCTACCATTATCATCAAGTGTTCCTAGAACTGTGGTGGTAGCGTCGGCGATGTTGATGCGGAATAGTTGATTATTGGAGGTAGCAAAAGTGGCCCCATTAAAGAGACCATCTTGTTGGAATAGACCATTAACTGGTGCTGGTAGTTCAACCAGCGACCTGAGTCCGGGCCTCTGGAGGCGATAAATCATCTTATCTTCACCAGAGCCCGAAGTTTCCATGTATAGATTCTTGAGCACTACTTCAGGGACAAGGCCATCAGAACGGGAATATGACTCTAGGCCGAGCGGAATGGTTGGCATGAGTTACTCCTTAGTAGTAGGTTGCGGGTTGTGATCGTTCTTCACTTACCCAGCGAAACGCCAAGTTCTTCTTGAACTGCGTCATTTGATCCATCATTAGTGGTGTGATTTGCTTACCAAACTCATCAGCAACCAAGTAAGCAATAAAAGCCACGAAACCAGCTTCATCGCGATCACTTAGTGGTGCTTCAGCATCTAGTAGAAACTCATCAATGTTGTTCCACTGTTTGGTGGTTCCATCAAAGATAAAACGGGTTGTTCCACCTGAAACATCGTCGGAGATAAACACCAGCGAACAATCACGTGGGGGAACTACTTCAGTTCTCAGACCACCATTTGTTTGTGGTAGGCGATTGGTGGGTTGTGGATAATCAGGAGGGGTAAAGTCGACTGTTAGGTTTCCAATTACTCGACTGTTTTGATCCATGATACTGGGGAGAGTAATACGTTGAGCATACTGCCCCATACGCTTGATGTGTTGGTTGTTACCAGCAACGTAGTCATCATAAACCACTACATCTTCCATTTCACCAAAGGTTCCTGAGTTTACCAGTTGGCGGTAGATGTTGGGGATTGCTCGGAGAACATCCTCATATTCACTATCAAGAGCAGCTTGGCCTGATCCAAGCACACCCAGCTTTCTGAGTGCGGTATCGATTAAGGTTCGGCAGGTGGCCATGCTATTCTCCTCTAAAACTCTACTTAGTTATAGTCATGGGTTGACAGTGGGTTGGTGTTTAGCTAGTTATCGGACTCACAACGGAGCGCAGTATGCACGATATAAAAGAGTATATGAGTTACGATCCTGATACGGGCTTGTTTACCTGGATTAAGAAACTGGGTCGATCGCGGTTTGGTCCTGGTGATGTTGCTGGAACTACTGATAAACGCGGTTACGTGAACATCATGTTCAGGGGAAAACGGTATCTAGCCCACCGATTGGCTGTCTATTATCAAACTGGATCGATGCCGTCGGCTTCTATAGAGATTGATCATCGAGATAATAACAAATCCAATAACATCTACACAAATTTAAGATTGGCTACTAAAAGCCAAAATGGATCTAACCGACCTGGTAGGGGTAAGCTGTATAAAGGTGTCAGCCACTATAAAAGAAATGACACCTATCAGGCTTCTATTACTGTAAATGGAAAAAAGATAAGCCTAGGTTATTTCAAAACAGCCGAGGAGGCTCGAGATGCCTATCTAAAAGGTTCCGAGAAATACTTTGGTGAATTTGCTTATCACACCTCTCAGCAGAAGAGCGGGGAATGACCCCCGCTCTTCCTTTTAGCTTTGGTAGATAGACACCATTAGTCGAGGATGATGTTCACAATTCCTACTTGCACCCCCTCTAGGGACGCTTTCTTCAGGCCGCGAATCTCGGAGTAGCCGATACCAATTGAGTGGCCATAGTCCGTCTGATCCTTGATCATTGTGGTGGGCTTGCCCCAAGCACAAAGAACGGCGTTCTGACCGCAAAGAACGGGTCGACCAGCTGGAATGCGTGGATCCAAGTGAACAATAACCCCATCGAGGTATTGGTCGCCACCCATGAAGAGTGGGTTGGATTCAACTTCACGTGGTCGAGCATTCTCGTTGGCGCTCTTTACTTCAGGATCAGCAGCGAATGCTTCAAAGTCGTCAAGACCAGCAAAGATCACGAACATGTCGCGGCTCTTGGCAGCATCGCTCTTGAGTGGAGTAATCGCATAGCTGTTACCAAGCGCGGTGCGTAGAGCCATCGACTTAGCAGCACGAACGGCGTCAGCCGAAAGCGTGGTGAAGCCAGTTAGGATACGGTCGGCGTTGGCAGTTTCCCAAGCAGTTACCTGAGCGGGAGTCGCATCATCAAGTGGAACCGAAATATCGGCAGCACCACCAACACCAGCAACGATAACAGCATTCAACTCGATACCAACGTCAACAGCAATGTCGTCCGAAGCCTTTTCCTGTAGCGAGTCCTTGGCCTGGTTCATCAGGGGCAGGTCGGTAGGAAAGGTTTGGTCTTCGGTGAATCGCACACCAAAACGCTGGAGGCGAACGCGCACTTCATCATAACCAGTTTCAAGCTGATCTTCGTTTCCACGAAGAACGGCACCACCGGTGATAACAGCACCACGAAGCTTCTTGGCGTAGGCAAAACGAATACGCTCACCAGCACCCTTGCTCAGGTCGCGGTTTACGTGGATAACGTTCTTAGAGCCGTTGCCCATGTAGTTGTAATAGGGGTTTTCGCGAACAAATTCAGTAACGAAAGTATTGGTCCACTTGGTAATACTTAGACCAGCGGGTAGCACAAAATTAGCCATTAGTTAATCCTCCTAGGATTTAATTTGATGTTCCTTAGGATTGGATTTTAAACAAGTTAGCAATTGGATCAGTATCGGCTGTGTTTTCCAATACCCCTTTACTTGGTGCGCTGGCGATGCCGTCGCTCAAGATCTTGGGTGGTGTTTTAGCCGGTGCTGACTCAACTGGGTTGCTTTTAACCAATCCCATTTTTTCATATTCAGATTTTACAAAAGCCTGGGGATCATTCCTGTAGCTCTGTAGAAACTGATCGTTGCGGTATTCCTCGACGAGCGCCATGATGCGGTTGGGACTGCTATTCCAAACAGCTTGAAGACGAGGATCAGTTTCAATTCTGGTCATCGCCCACTGTCGGGCAGCATCTACTTCATCACCGAGTTGGGTCTTAGCCATCTCGTATTGGATTCTCAGCGTGTGCTCTTCCTGCTGTTGAGCAAGAGCGGCGGCCTGTTGCTGAATATATCCTTCAGGGTCTTCTCGGAACGATGGTGCTTGATATTGTCGAACGGCTGCTTCTTCACGAGCTCTGTGGTATTGGAGTTGATTCTCCAATTCCTGGGTTCGGCGTTCAAGTGCTTCACGAGCTTCCTTTTCCGCTTTGGCTTTGGCTCTCTCGGCCGTTAATGCGCCAACCGGAACCATGTGGCTCGGGGGATTGCTGGTTTCTTCAGTAGTTTCACCAGCTTCTTCTACTTCTTCAGTTGTGGTTTCTTCAACCACATCTTCAGTTGTAGTTTCCTCAGTCGACTCCTGGGGTTTTAGCCCATCATCTTCTGGCTCTTGATCGTTAAACAGTTCTTCCAAAAAATCATCACTCATCATTTTCTCCATTAACGTATGGTTTTACGAAACATCCAATTTTTAACGTAGTTGGGATGGCGCTACGAAGCAGATTGTGTTACTCTCCAATCTGAAAGAGAGTTGACCAGTGGATCAGACCAGTCGTGGGGTATTAGCCCATTATCACTTAGTTATTACCAATAGATTCTAGATTGGCGCGAGATACGTCATCTGGTGTAGAATAATCGATAATTATTTTGAGTTTGCCAACTCTATACTTGGCTTGAACCTTTGCTTTGATACTTGATACCTTTAGTTCATCACGAAGACCTGCTACTAGTTCACGAGTCATCGCTTTTAGAGTTGCTGGATCAATACCATTGTGGTTCATCGTCAGGGTTTGTTTTAGACCCTTGATAGTTGATTGGAAGATCATAATCTCTCCTGTGAGCCCCATTGTGGGCTTCTATGTTGTTGGGCTAGTTGCGTAGCCAATGTTGTTTCTTGGCGCTCATTGATGCTTCTCTGGGGCGCCTAGGGTATATTAGTTCTGGTTTACATCACCTGGATTAAAGGTTCCTCCACCTCCACTTGATCCACCACCTCCACCTCCACTTGATCCACCACCTCCACCACCTGTGCCTCCACTAGTGCCTGGATCGGGTTCAGGATCTACTGGTGGATCGGGTTCTGGATCAATGGGTTCACCACCGCTTTCCTCTTCACCAGTTGGTGGGTTGAGTATTGCGTCCAGTTGTTCCTGTCGACGAGTTAGGATACCTTGTAGATCCTCGATCAAGTTCAGGAGATAGTTTACCCGATCAACATCAGGTGTTCCACCAGACTCGGTAATACCGGCTGTATAACGATCCAGCACATACTCCATTCTATCAATCAAACTGAGTAGAGTGTTGATAAGTCGTTGAACGTCGGCTGCTTGTTCTGCTTGAGTAGCCATTAGCTAAAGAATCCTCCTTGATGGTCTTCCAGCTCTTCTTGAAAGCTATCGGTGTAATCTTGGTTGCGCTTGGTTGGTGGGGCTGGTAACTGGATAGTTCCTGGGTGGGCTGACTCTGCTCGACAAATAGCACCATCAGCATCAACTCGGTCGTCATATTCACCAACCGGAAAAGTTCTGTATTCATTTACCGTAGCATCACCTTCAGCCGTTCGGGGCAAGTGGATCATACCCATTCGAATAGCCGAATCATAAGCCGTGGCTTTTTGTTCCTTGCTACCAGTTGTTGGTAGTGGTCGTATTCTACAAAAGGCGTTTGGTAGAGCGTTCATCGCCATCTTTACAGTGGGCTCAATGGATCGCCAGTTGTTATCATGTTCTGGAAACCAGTATAGCGGCTTCCACTTTTGTATCAGGGCTAACGCTCCTCGATTGTCGATGGCCATTCGACCAGTATCATCGGTGGTAATCCCCATTGCTTGGCTCATGTCGCACTTGTCCACAAATGAGTCCAGTAACCACTTGTGATTACGTGAGTCCACACCCCATACTCGCACCACGTTGTTATCACCAGTTCCTGATGGAGCATGGTCCGATGTGATGTAAACATTCAGGTCGCTTCTTCGGGGCATGTCGATGGCGTCATACCTGGTTGCTTCTAAGGTATTCATATCGAAGAAACCATCGCTACGTGGAACGGCTTCTTGCTGGTGCTGGGCGCTAAACGCAAATGGACCCAAGCTCTTCTTGAGTTGCTCAATCTGGTCTCGTGGAAATAAAGTGGGGAATAACAACTCACCAACTTCTTTGCGTGGATCTATAATACTGAGCTTTTGGTTGATGATCTTGTTACCGGTGTATTCGGTTGGTATCACGATACTCTCGTAACTCAACCCAAGTTCTTTGATTACACCAATAATGTCACGCTCATGGAGTCGCTGAGCGATAATGATGATCGCATCCTTTTCCAAGTTATTGAGTCGAGTAGGAACTGATTCTTTAAAGATTAGCTTTACATTCTCGCGGGCTACTTCACTTAGCGCATCGTTGGCGCTGATTGGATCGTCGATAATCAGAATGTTACCACGGCCACCAGTCAAGTTACCAAAGGCTTTGGCCTGACGTTGCCCCATCTTGGTGTTACCAAAGTCGGTCTTGCTGTCCTGGTCGGTCTTGAGTGTAATCGGCCATAGCTTTTGAAACCACTCACTCATGATTAGTTCACGAGTTCGTCTAGTATCACGGCTACTAAAGCTCATACTGTGGCTGGTTGATAAAACACTCTTGTCGGGTCGACCAAATGGTCCCCACAACCAAGCATTGTAGAAAACCGATACTTGGAGACTTTTCAAGTGTCCTGGTGGAATATTGATGTAAAGGCGGTTGATGTGTTCTTTGGCGATGGCTTCAAGACCAGCTGAAACCGCATCAATATGCCAGTTCCAAACATAAGGGGCTGGATCAATATGAGGCCAAGCCTTTTCGATAAAGTAACTTAGGCTGCGCTTACATAATTCTCGCTCAACAGCCAACTCAAGTTCTTCTCTGGATATGATGGGTAGGTTATTCACCTGGTTCCTTTTTTACGATACTCTTGAGCACCAGTAGCTGTTCATTGGTGAGCTTGGTTAGATCATACTGAGTGGAGGTGGATTCAACTTCGCCACTTAGTTCAATAGCCTTTAAGTCTGGTAAGCACTTGGAGCCTAGGATCTTCAGGGCTTGTAGCTTATCTGAATCCTTTTCGGCTGTGGTGGCTATTTCCCAAACTTTATCAACCCAAGCGTCCCCGTAGGTCTCGCTCCAAGAGCGCAACTTTGCGGTCATTTTATTTTGTGAGCCGGGCGGTCTTCCTGGCCCCGGTTTTGTCCCATCAAACACAATCTTCTCCTGTTATTTTAACTAAGATGTTTCCAAGTTCTTCGATGAACAATATCAGAAACACAGCTACAACTCACACCAAACTTATTCGCTACATCTTTTTGCTTCATGAGTTTTGAATCACGTAGTCGTCGAATCTCTCTTACCTGTTCTTCTTTTAGAATAGCTTTGCTATTCTCTTCACCTTTTCTTCCTTCTATTTCATGAATACGTCCCAAAACATAAAAACCATGGAGAACGTTTTGACTTTGAGTAATTGCTTCTAGGTTACTCAAATGATTATTGGTCTTTACTCCATCAATATGGTTGATTACTTCTTTTTCTTTAAGCCTTCTGTTGAAGGATTGCCAAACTAACCGATGGACCAAAATACTAGAATATTTACCATCTTTATTTAGACTGACTCCTGTATAACCTGGTCCCCATGGCCATTGTGAGACTAGTCCACCGGCTTTGATTTTTATGCCGTCCGTTTTTCGGCGAATTAAACCAAAATTGCTTATTTCGTAATCTGGCCAATCTATTACTTCTACCCATTCCTCTTGAATACTTTCTTCATTTCTATCAGGGTATTGTTCGGACCAATCCCTAAGTTTTTGGGTGATCTTGTTGGGGGGACCTGGTGGGCGCCCTCGGCCTCTGGTGTTATCGGTAATCACGAATCTCTTCCTTGTATAAAATTGGTATCGATAGTTATGTAGTTAGTTTGTGGAGCATCGCAGCTTGGAGGCGTGCTTGTCGGTCGTTCTGCTCGTTCCATTCGTCGTCAAACAACCATGCGCGCACCTCTGGTGTAACGTCCGCCAGGCTAATCGCTCGATTGGTGCGTTCAATATATGGCTTGTCAGTCATTTCACCCTCGCGTCTGAATGTTGGTAATCATCAATCCAAGCTTGGCGGGCTTCCTCGTAGCGTTGTTCTAGTATCTCGATGCTCATGAGGCGTTTCCTTTTTATTACTTATCCCCAGCGCAACTTCCAATAAGTCGCATCACGTGGATTGGGGATTCGTGCTATTACCACAAATGGATTATTTGTTGGAGGTGGTAACTCCACTTGTCCATCATGCTTTATCGCCCAGTCTACTGCTTCAAATACTTCGATAAAGTTGAGTATTCGGCTGGAGGCTATCATCACTTAGTTATTCTCGAATGTATAACTATGGGTGAAGCTTTTTCCTTTTGGCTTCTGTGTGCGGAGAATATCCAATTGGTGTGGGCCTCTTGGTTATTCGTGGAGAACCCCCGGATTTACGTCCGGGGGTTCTTTATTGGGTTCTAGATTTAGTGAGCAAAGCTGGGGTCGAGTCTAGGTAAGCTCTGAAGCGAATCTGGGGTTTCTGTTACAAGGGCCCCAAGTTCTACTATTAGTTATGCTTTTGGCTTTTTACTTGGGTTCTTCTTGATAAGTATATGAGTCCGAGTCACCATGTCGTGTATCAACGTTCTCCACACTAAAATAGTGAGTGGAGCAGTTAAAGTCGGGAATCTTAGGTTGTTTGGGCGTCAAGCTTACATCATAGATTCGGCATCGGTTGTTGGGATACGCGGCATACTGACCATTCTCTAGTTCAAGTATATTCATACTCTTGTGCTCGCTAGGGGTTTCGCTGGTGCTGTAGTCAACCGCATCTGGATCCGCGTGGTAATTGTCCAACGTCGTGATGTAAGTGGCGGGCATTACCAGTCCAGTTCTGGTTCTTATCTCCCACGTCATACTCGCCGTAAACTGTTTTACCACACTCACGATACCATAATCCATCGCGTTCCAGTATTGAAGTTCTTCCAGTGGTAAATCTGAATCGGGGGTTTCTGGTGTGGATACGAATGCGCTAATGGGTAGTTTATCAAACATCGCGCCATACTCTGGTAGATACGTCTCGAAGTAGAGGGCTCGACCTGGTATTGATTTGGCGCTTACCCAAACACCTTTTACAAACTCGCCGTGACCATCTTCTAGATCGCGGAGGTATTCTTTTCGCACCCAAACGTGCTGTGATGGTAAGTTGGTGATTAATGTGCTCATGTGGGTCCTTCCTTTTTGTTGCTCTTCTATTTATTCAGGTTTGGATGTGACTTTATAACATCACGAGCTCTGTAGAAACCCGTCGAGGGCATCTAAACCATTTGGGTTACATGATACTAATAGTAACTTCGAGGGTTCAGAGGGCCCCTCGACGGGGCTCCTAGGGTTGCTTAAAACTCAAACAATCCACTTTCGTCAATTACTCGTTCTTGCGTTAGGGTTTGGTTGATTCTCGCAGCCAGTTCTAGATCGGCCTGGCGTGGAGTTCCATCACCGGTGGCGCCCAGCGATGCGATAACTCTGGGGTCGGCTTGGGCTAGTTCTCGCAGATCTTTCTGGTGGAGCAGGATCCAGTTCATCAACTTACTTCGGCGGTCTTCCATTCTACGGGCCATCGTGTTGGATTGGATCGCTGGTGTTTTCTTGTTGGGGAGGGGCAAGGCGGGGATCGCGATTTTGGCCAAAGCTTTGTTGATCTTCTTGATCTGACTTACTGTTGGATCTAGCTCAATCGAAAGCCGGAAGGGTGGTAGATGTTCTGAAGA